TTGGTCCTCGGCGGTCGCGCTCTTTGTGAGCGTGATCCGCGGTTGTCCGCTCGCGAGATAAATGCGCTCGCCGCCGTTGCTCACGGCAACGATTCCAGCGTTTCGACGCGCGCCTTTAATTCCTTGATCGCATTAATGAGCGCAAAAATAAGCGGCGTCGTATCGAGACTCCGCAAGTCGTTGACCGCAATGCCGTCGATATAGCCTTTCGAGAGTCCGACGAGTTCCGGCATGGGAATCTCGGCCTCTTGCGCGACCAGGCCGATATATTCGGTTTGAGCTTGTGCCGCCCCGCCATTCGGCGAATTGAGAAACGGCGCCGCCGGCGCGTCTTTCGTTGCATCCGGCGATCGCAACGAGTCGTTGCCCTTGAACGTGTAACGAACGGGTCGCAAGGCGGCGACCGCGGCAAGGCCCGAGGCATAATCGCCGGTGACGTCCTTAATGCGCGAGTCGGAATAGATTTGCCACGCGGTCGTGCCGCCCGACTTGAACGCGCTCGCATCCGATCGCAATTGAAAACCGGCGTTTTGCACAAAGGCAATCCAAGCAACATAATTGCCGGGCGAATGAAACGCCTGGGTGCCTACATTCGAGCCGAGATTCGGATCGCATATATTAAAACCGCCGTAATAATTGCCGCCGCCGTCCGACGCGGCCGTCGATCTAAAAGTTTGCGCGCCCGGCATTGAAATTCCGGCGTTGACGGTGAGCAAGCCCGTCATCGTGTCGCCGCTCTTGCTAACCTTGCCGGCGCCGCCCGAGGCGTCGGCGTATTGCTTGGTTGCGGCTTGCAACGGCGCGGTCGGATCGGCCGCTAAAATGAGCGGGCCGGTCATAGTGTCGCCGGCCTTGGCGAGCTTGGCGTCGACGGTTTGCTTGGTTGCGGCTTGCAACGGCGCGGTCGGATCGGCCGCTAAAATGAGCGGGCCGGTCATAGTGTCGCCGGCATGATTGACCGACAAAACCCAACCGGCATTTTGTCGGGAATAGGTGCCGCCGTCCGTTGGCGCCTCGACATAGGCGCCGGTGCCCGGCGGCCCTGGAACGCCTTGCGGCCCGATCGGTCCTGTCGGGCCGGCCGGGCCGGTCGGCCCGACGGTGCCTTGAACGCCTTGCGGCCCGACCGGACCGGGCTCGCCTTGCGGCCCGGTGCCGCCTGGCCCCATTGGACCCTGCACGCCGGGCGCGCCGGGCGGTCCTGGCGGTCCCGGCGGGCCGGGCGGGCCGACGGTCGGTACGATCAGGGTTTGCAAGCTCATGGTCGCGTCGTCCCCGCGACGACGTTAACGACGCCCTCCCATAGCCGCTCTTGAAAGCCGTTGGTCATTGCGCGGACCAGGTCGGCGACGTAATCGCCCGGCACCATGCGGACCATGAGCTCGCGCACAATGACGATCGTAAAGGCGCCGCCCGGCGCGTCGGTAACCTCGATTCCGCCGTTATCGGTTGTCACCGCGACGAATACCTCGTGATCGGTTTCGTTGTTGCGGATTTCCAATGCGAGCGTCGAGCCGGTAAGGTCGATCGGCGTCAAGGTGCCGGTGCCGTCGTCGGTCGTGTAGAGAAACGGCACGATCCAATCCTCATTTTTGGCGATATTCATGGTGCCGCTGTAATAGGCCGGGCCGGGCATTTGCTTGATCCCTTACGCGATATATTGGCCGCCTTGCGACACCGAGCCGGCGGCATTGCCGGGAAAATAATTGGCGCCGCCCGAGCCGCTATCAACGATGCCGTTGGCAAACGCGATATATTGCGGCCCGGTGACAAAACCGCCGCCGCCGATCGAGGCATAATGCATTGACGCAACGCCGAGCGCGTGACCGCCAATAAACCCTTGAGAAAACGTAACCGCGCCGAGAATATTGAGCGACGGCCAAAGCGCCGGAAACGCGCCAGGGAATGCGAGCGAGCCCTCGACCTCGGCATGAAGGTGACGCAAGGCGTTGGCGCCGGCCTCGATCGTGAATGTGCCCTGGCTTACGATACAGCTTGCGCCGCTATTGCCGACCGCCAAATGAAAGCGCGCGCAAGGACCAAAGCGCAAGTTATGGCACGCGGCATAACCGCCGACGATGGTAAGGCCGTCGAGGTTTCCGGCCGGCGTGGTAAAGCGCAAGCCGTCGTAGTCGTAATAGCCGCCGGTTTGAAAAAAGGCCGACCAGGTATTTGCACCGGCCGGCACGGTAATGGTGACGTTTTGCGGCGCGGCGATATTGCCTTTGACGTAAACCCATCCGGTGCCGTTGAGCGCGCGGAACGAGGTCGGGCCGACATAGGTGCCGTCGGCAATGTGAATGATTTGGTTGTAGTTATTCATATTGTATTTAAGCACCTCGTCGCTCGCGCGCTGAATCGTCTTGAACGGGCCGATTTTTGCGGTGACGACCGTCGCCGAGGTGCCGTCGTAATTGGTATCGTCGCCGGTCGTGCCGTTGACATACCAATCGGTATTTTTTTGCAGCATAGGCAAGGCGCCGGTGACGCGCGTCGAGGCGCCGCCGGCGTTTACGATTTGCCAATTGCCTTGATAGAAAAGCAAGAGCACCCAACCCGTCGCGATAATGTCGCCCTCGGTGACGGGTTGTAAGTCGGGATGAACGACCGGCGCAAACGCCGAGCCGTTGACGCTAAACACGGTCCCGCCGGGCATAGACGCATAACCCGGCCTAAACCAAATCGTCGTGCCGTCGGGCGGCGGCATGATCGGCAATGCGGGAATCGTCGCCGACCATTGCGCGGCGTTGCCGGCGTTGACGGCAAATTTAAAATGATTAAAGACGTCCATGATCTTGAGCATTTGCAACAATTGGCTCAAGTCGGAATTGGTGCCGGAAAGCCCGGCCGCCTGGATCGCCGCCATGATTTCGCGTTGCGGGTATTCGATCGACGCCGCCGGCACGATCGAGCCTTGAATCCCCGCGCTCGGATTGCCGTCGACGTATGGCGCGTTCGGCGCAGAAGGTTGGTCGTACGGTTGGTTATATTTCATATCGTTACCCTTTTAGAAAATGCCGATTTCGTCCCATTCGGTCGTCACCGCAAACGACCAAACCCCGGCCGCCGGGACCGTGGCGCGAATTACAAAGCCCTCATTGGCAACGAGCAAAAGCGGATGCTCGCCTTGTTGTTTTTCAAATAACGTGAGCGCGCCCGCGGCCGTGAACGGCGTATTTGCCGTCGTCGGTGCGGTCGCGACGCGCGACTCGAGCGGGTCGGGATCGAGCGTGCGCGTCCCTGGCGTGAGCGTCGCGGTCGCCGCATACATGATTTCGGCGAGCGACGGCGCCATGCTTGTCCGTAATTGCGCGGCCTCGCCGGAAAGGTTGGCGACGGTGCCGGCGCCGTATTGCGCGGTAAAGGCGCGCGCGGTGTAGAGGTCAAAGGTCGCCAGGCCGGCGCTAAACGCGGTGCCGAGTGTCCAAGCACTAACGCGGACGCGGCGCACGAGCGCCGTCAGGTTGGCCGGCCAATGAAACGCATAAATCGGCGCCGCGGCGGCCAGGCCGGCGGCCATGATGCCGCTCTTGCCGCAATGCTGGAACATGCCGCCGGCGCCGTAGTCGAGCGGATAGGCCGACGCCAGGATCATAGAGCGTTGCAACGAGCCGTCGCCGGTCGCCGAAAGGTCGCGCATCCGCAACGTGAATAGGTTGCCGACGCCGTCCTTGATTTGCTTGTTATCCATTTAGATCATTCCTAGTGCGAGGTAGCTCGTATTGTAGGTTTGCGAGAAATCGAGGCCGCCGACGTCGGAATAATCAAAAACGATTTCGGTGTGCGCCGGCTTCCAGCGATTCAAGATGCATTCCAAATCCTCGGCGGTGCCGATCGTGAGCAAGCGGTCGACGCCACACTCGCCCGAGCCGGTATGGAAATACGTTAGCCGCAAGCCGGTAACGTGAACCGTCCAATAAAAGCGGATCTCCGGCGGCCCGAGTTGCCAAAGGTATTCGCTCGGCGAGTCGGGATTATTGACGGCCCCGCGCGAATCGCCGCAAAACGAAACGCCGCACATATACGGCAAGTATTCGGTAATCGTGATCGTGTAACCGAGCGCCTCGGCAACGGCCTCGTAAAACTCCCGGCTTTGCCCGCCGAGCATTGTCATCTTGACGAGCAGCGCCAGGCGCCGCGCGTCGATCCCTTGCGGCGCCGTGACACAAGGATCGGGCAAGCCCCAGGCCCGTTCCCAATCCGGCAAGAGCTCGACCGTCTTGCGCGGATCGGATTCGGTTTCCAGCAAGTCGGCGGCGCGACTATCGACAAAGCCCCAAATTTGAGCGAGGCCGCCCATAAGCGCCATGAGCGTCGAGTCGGCCTCGCGCGGCCAGGCCGGCCCGGTCGGCAAGAGCGCCGCAAGAGCGTCGACGTAGTCGTCGCCGGTGCGCCTGATATGCTTGTCGGTCATTAGCCGTAAAGCACCGAACCGAGCACCGCCATATAACCAGGCGCCGGCGTCGGCGTATCGTCATAAATTAGGTCGTGGTGATCCTCGCCGATCGCGTTCGAAATCGCCTCGTCGATCCATGAGCGATAGATCGTTTGACCGGGAATCGCGCGCGCGAATAGCATGGCGATAACCGATTGCTCGATCGCCGCCCGCGTTCCCGCGTCGTCGCCAACGAGCTCGGTTACCTTAAACGTAATCGGGTACGGGATCGGCGCAAACGCCGCGCATTCCTTGACCGCGACCGGGCGCTTTTCGTCGAGATAGGCTTGCACCGCGTCGACGTCGTCTTGCGTCGGGAAACCGCCCTGGTCGGCGCGCAAGTCGTCGCACATGAATCGCACGGTAACGGTGCCGATCCCCATTTCGTTTGGATAGCACCAGGCGCGCGTAACGCCCGGCACGGCGAGCGCCCAAGCAACGTAATCGTTGGCGTCGCCGCCCATTGGCGGCTCCTGGATACGAAATAAAACGCGGGCGCGGAGCTCGTCGTCGGTTTCGGGATCGACGCCGCCGGTCATGGTGACGACGGTCGCGAGCCCGTCGAGGCCGGCGACCGCGGTCACGGTCGCGAGGCTTGAGCCTGGGTCGAGGTTGCCGACGGTGCCGGGATCGACGGCGCGGATCGCGACCTCGGTCGCGACGGTGTCGATCGTGACGGCGGCGGTCGTCTCGTAGAGCGTGCCCGGTTGCGCGGTGAGTTGAGTCCCGGTCGGGACGATCGTCCCGGTGATCCCGGTCACGGTGCCGCTACCGGCGGCGAACGTGCCGGGCTTGCGGCCTGGCGGAATCCATATTTGCGCGTGCCGGTCGAGCCATTCGGTTTCCGCGGTATCGGGCAATAATTGGAGCGCGAGCCAATCAATATAGAGCAAGACGAGATACGCGAGGCCGGCGTTGCCGTCGGCAAGCACGCGCAAAACGCTATTCGGCACCATTGGCGCCGAGTGCAAGCGCGCGGTGACATAGTCGCGGTTTTGCTTGCGGACGTCGTCGAGGCTCGGCGTCGTCCAAGGCATAACTAGACTCCGATCTCGTTCCAGAGGGCTTGGTATTGCAATTGGATCGACGGCAACGGCCCGCGGTAGAGCACAATATTCGCGACGATCTTTTGCAATTCGGTGCGCGCGACCGCGACGTCGACGCGCGAGACGATCCGTTGCGAAATGAACGGTTGCAGCGCCTCGCGGATATAGGTGTCGATCCGCGCCAACGTCGAGCCCTGGCGCGCTTCAAACCCGGTGATTTTGTGCCGCTCAAGCAACCATAGCCGCGATCCGATCGGCCAACCGTTCCAAATCGCGTCGGCGTTTTCGTCGGCCCACCATCCGCGCCGGTTGGTATCGGCTTCGCCGTTCGGCAATATGTCGTCGGCCTCGGCGCGCTTGTCGGTCCCGAGCGCGACGATAACCGCGGTCGCGAGCGCCTCGGTTTCGTCGATCAGGTTGTCGGGCTTTTGCAAGAGGTCAAATGTGACGACAAGCGGCGTCGCGATATCGTAAAGCCGCAAGTCGCCCATTGCCTAAACCTTTGCGTATGTCTTTTTTG